ATTTTTTCTAATACTGTTCTTTTAATAAGCATACAGCCAGTAGGAGCATGTGTTGCTTCTACAATACCACCATCGGACTGTATAAAGTTTTGATCTTCTAATTTAATAGGAAAGGTATATCCAGGTCTTCTTAAATGATCAGGGTCTTTAGCCTTATCTTTTTCTTGAAATATTTTATCCCAGTCTAATGACTTCATTGGATAAGGGCACGCAATAACATCTTTATCTGCTTTTAACATTGTTTCAATAGTTGCAAAATCAAAGTCAATATCTGAATCTATGAATAATAAATGTGTATAACCATCTTCATGATTTAACATTTCAGCTACACATAAATTTCTACCTTGTGTAACTAAAGACGATTTCATCAAAGTAAAACTAACTAATATTTTTCTAAGAATACAATCTTGTTGAAATTTTAATACTGCTTGGGTGTAATGCATTGAAGTATCACTATGACAAGGTGTGCAAACCATTATCTTCCATGGTGATTTAGACTCTGGTTTAGGATCTGATAAATCTATTGTTTCTACAGTGCTTTCTTGACCAAACCATATTGGCTTATTTGGATTTTGCATCAATTACTCCTTTCAAAAAAGTAGTCCACTGAATACCTATCTTATTCCAATTATAATAAATATGTGCATATCTAGATTGTGAATCTAAATGATCATGTATTTGTTTTTGATCTAGTGTGTGTGATGCTTGCTCAATACCAAAACCAAACTTTTGAGCAAGAGCTCTATGGTTTTTATCGTATGGAACATACATAGGAAACTCTGCACCTGTTTCATACAAAGCGCCAAAGTCATCTACGATGCAATATAAACCTGCAGCCATGGCTTCTAATAAAGATATACAAAAAGTTTCTTCAAAGATACTAGGGTAAGCGTACATGTGATAATTTTTTAAATTATCTTTTATGTATTGGTTTGGTTTATAACCAATATAATTTACATTAGGTAATTTTTTAGCTTGTTCGTAAAGCTCTTTGTACTCATGATCATTCTTGTCATAAAAATCTTGACCATAAACTTCTGTAGATGAATACACATCTAAAGTAACTAAAGGATTTTTTACTAATTGCATTGCACCTAATAATACAGATAAACCACGCCAAGGTGTATTTTGATGTATTATTTTTATAGGTTCACCTTTTACATAAGGTTTAGCCTTTTCTATTTTATCAATACCATTCTTAATAACCACAGACCTGTTTGTAGGTATATCAAAATGAAATCTATATTTTTCATATGTCCAGTGTGAATTAAAAACATACCAGTCGTATTTACTATGATTAGAAGGATCACTAAACCATGGAGCTAGATTAGGTTGATCATAAGAATTTTTTTGCCAAAGTATATTTGGTTTAGTTGGATGTAGAGATATTTTTTCTGGGACCGAAGTGCATATATGCACTTGATCTAATAAATTTTTATCTACGTATTTTTCTAAATACTCAAATTGTAATTCTGTTCCACCTTTAGGGTGTAGATTTTTTAGTGTCATTCATTACTTTCTGAAATACTTCTAAACCTTTATTGGTAACCTGCACAGTAACGTCCTCTACAA